GCGCTGTTTCGGTGCGGTGTCGATACCCGGCAGGCGCTGCGGTTCAACCACGCCAGTGGCGACATCCGTGGAAATCAACGCGGCGTTCACAGGCACACTGACGCGCTTACCACCTTCTACGCTTGCCGCGAATGCTTTCAGTGCTTCGCTGCTGATGACGGTCTGGCCGACGGTCTCGATAATTTTTGCAGCGCTGGCCAGTGGCATCTGAGCTACCTGCTGCTCAATTTCACCCACCGAAGATTTCAGCAACTTCAGCGCATCGTTCAGCGCATTGTGCTCAGTGGCAATTTTATCTACCGCCTCTTTGGTCTGCGCTGAAAGCTGTCCAGAGTTTTTAGCCTCCTTCAGCGCATCCTCGGCTTTCTGGCTGAACGTGCTGGAAACTTCTTCCAGCTTCGAGGAGACTTTTTTCAGTAATTCGTTAACTTCAGACATGGTCTTTCCTTATTGGCCGAACGCCGCCAGGGCGTCTTCAAGTTGTTTGATATTGTCAGGGTTGATTTCTTCGGTAGCGCCCGGCGTACCTTCAGGGATGGCAGCAGCGCCTGGCTTGCTGCCGGATAAAGCTTTAAGAAGTTTTCGACGCTCTGAGCGCGGCGTATCGGTTTTGGCCAGCAGCGCGTCAAGCTTGCGCAGCGCCGCCGCCGGACTGTCGTCGTCGTCGGCAATTTCATCAGCGGAAAGAAGGCTGTCAGCAAAGCCCTTCGCTACCGCGTCACTGCCGCCGATATAGGTTTCGCCATCCATCATCTTGCCGATAGTGTCGGCATCAAGACCGCTGCGCGCCTGATAGATATCGCTCATCGCGTTATCAAACGGCTCCATGTCAGCGGCGATCTGCGCCAGGTCGTGACGGTTGCCCATCGCGTAAACCCAGCAGTTGTGGATCATCAGGAATGCACCGCGCCCAATCTGCACGTCGTCACCGGCCATCGCGATGACCGACGCCGCCGACGCTGCCAGACCCAGCACCTTCACAGTGACCCTGCCTTCGTACTCGCGCAGCAGGTTATAAATCGCAAGGCCCTCGAACATGTCGCCGCCGGGGCTGTTGATGTTGACCGTTACGTCAGCGCCATTAAGGGAGCGAAGCGCCCCGGCAATGCGGCTGGCCGTCACCCCGTCGCCCCAGTAGTCCGCGCCGATCACGTCGAAGATAGAAATGCTGTTGTCACCGTCACGGGCGGCGCGGATGCCGCCGTTCCAGCGCTCCATTGCCGCCGCTGGCAGGTCAGGTTTATCGCGCGCAAAAGGTCGCCCCTCCGGCGCCGCCGGAAGGCTTTTAATTGTCATGGATGCTCCTAAGCCGCTTGTTTCAGCGGGGACTGTTCGAAGGGGATGTCGGGGAATACGTGGTTATGAACCTGTCGCAGCGCGAAAGCCTGTGCTGCCTGACTGTTTTGTTTCAGGTCTTCAAGCGGCGTCAGGTTGAGCTGCACCGTATAAAGATCGCCGCCCTCAATCGGTGGCATGTTTTCCAGGCGGCGTACGTCGTTGCGGGACATCCAGCCGTTCTGCAGCGCACTGGTGTAGTAAGCAGCCCGGCCAGCGCTGTCGGCGCGCAGCAGGCCCTCAACAGAGAACTCAGCAAAGAGGTCCTCTTCGCCATTCAGCAGGCAACGGGAGATCTCCTGCTCGATATTCACCAGCAGCGGGCGCAGCGTGTGGGTCAGGAACTGGAGGTTCATTCCCTCGAGGCTCGACGCCCAGCTGCTTTGCTTCGAGGTATGCCCGACCATAAACGGCGGCACGCGGAACCAGCGGCAGATTTCCTCAATGCCAAAAGAGCGACTTTCCAGCATCTGCGCCGCTTCCGGGTTCATGGTGACGTTCTGATATTTCAGTCCGCCCTCAAGCACCATGATTTTCCCGGCGTTCCGGGAACTGGTGAACTTAGCCATGTACTGACGAAGCCGATCACGCTGATCATCATCCAGAGCCATATCAGCAGAGAGAAAGCCGGAACTCTGAAGCCCGTTTTCAAAAATTTTTGCTGCCGACTCTTCTACCGCCATCGCCGCACCAATTACATCCCGGCCGGAACTCAATGGCATCATGCCGCAAACACCATCGAGGCCAAATCCCCGGATGTGCATCAGGTTCTTTTCGGGAATTACGCGCTGCCTGCCGTCTTCGGTATAGGTGTATTCCAGCCGCCCGGTGTCCAGTCGCTTCACCACCATGTTCTGGGGCAGCAGTGGCACCAGCGACACCAGCTTGTTGCCGATAAACAGTTTCTCTACAAACGCATTACCGCGCAGACAGATGCTGGCCACCACCATGAGCATGAACCGGGACGGCGTCATTTCCAGATTGGGACGGCGACAAAGCACCTGGTAAACCGGATGGTTCTGCGCCAGCTTGCGCGAGCCATCAGCCTGCCGGGTGTAAATCTTAACCGGCAGCGTGGACACCGACTCGCTCAGAAGCCGGACGCAGGCCCAGACTGCCGAAAGCTGGATCGCCCGATCTGCCGTGACGACCTTGCCGCTGCTGCTCGTGCCGTACCACTCCTGCCAGAACGTTCCGGTAGTCAGGCTGATGGGCACGCCCAGCCAGTTGAGCAAGGCACTTTTTACCTTGCCCGGCTGCTTACTTTTCTTCATCAGAAACCTACCATGATTGGATTTTCAAAGAAGCCGCTCAGATCCTGAGCATCATTACCACCATTGACCAGCATCCGGCTTTTAGCCGTAAACAGTGCAACCGGTCCGTCAATTTTGTTTTCAGGTGTGGACTTGTTCGGGAAGATGTTGTCGTTTTTGTCCGGCTTAACCGTGACGTTTGACATCATCCACCGCATTACGGGGTTGTCGTCATGGTGGAACTTGTTGCCGTAAATCTCCGCCTGCACTGATTTCATGGACTCAGAAAGGTTTTTGACCGTCTGTGCGACTTCCACCAGCGGCAAGCCTTCCTCCGCAAGTGACAGGCTGAACTGCACGGCGCTCCAGGGATCGAAAGCAATCTCCTTGATGTTCTCGCCCTTCACCCACTCCACAATGTCGGCTTTAATCATGCCGTGATCGATAACGTCCCCGTCAGTCAGCTCAAGATATCCGGCGTCGGCCCACTTCCTGTAAAGCTCTGCAATATGGGCTGGCGCTGTTTCCAGTCGCCCTTCCGGGATCCAGAAACGTGGTTGCATATGAGTTTCACCTGCAGGATCGCGCCAGGCTTTCACCGCTGCACAAATATCGATTTTGTTGGCGAGGTCGACCCCCACCCACAGTGGCCACGCCTTACGCTCAGCTTCCGAAGCAATGCCCGGCATTTTTGCCCAACGGTCCATGTCCATCCAGGCGCTCTCGGCAGTTACCCAGATGTTCAGGTGCTTGGTAAAGAAGTTCGGCCGCGCCGCTACCTGCTCCTTTGCCTTTTTGGCAAGGCGGCGCATGTCGTCCCAGCGCTTACAGATACCGAGGCCGGGGTTAGCTTTCGGCCAGTTTGCCTCGTCAAAGGGATCGTCGCCTTCGTCGAGGGTATAAATCAGGGCAAAATAGGTGTCATCCTCCACCACGCCGCGCAGCACCTTGATGGCGTAATCCCGCTGCTCGTAACAGATGCCCTCTTTATTGGTACCCGCCGTCGTTATTGCGAAAAGCAGGGACTGAAGGCGCGCACCGGTAGCTGTTTCCAGAACGTCCCAGACATCACGGGTACGGTGAGCGTGCAACTCGTCGACAATGCCGCAATGTATATTCAGGCCGTCGAGGTTATTGGCATCGCTGGAGAGCGGTTCAAACTTAGAGGCCGAACGCTCCTGGTGAATGTTGAGCTTAACGTGACCAAAAAGACGCCCCAGCGTGCGGGGGGCTTTCTTGATCATGTTCTTGGCATCATCAAAAACAATCCGCGCCTGGTCGCGGGTCGTGGCGGCTGAGTAAACCTCAGCGCCGCCCTCACCGTCGGCACCGGTCATGTACAACCCAATGCCAGACGAAAGTGTGGACTTGGCGTTTTTACGCGCCACCTCGTCATAAGCCGTGCGGAAGCGGCGCACCATGACAGCTGCACCATCCTCCATAACCACTTCACCTGTCATCTCATCAACTAAATGTATGACGAAGCCAAACAGGTTTATCAGTATGAAAACGTGCCAAGGCATCAGCTTGATGGGCTTTCCAGCCAGCGCACCTTTGACGTGAGGTACAAAATCATAAAAATCGAGAATGTGCTGGGCGCGACCTTCGTTGAAGTACACGCCCCGCTTCGGTCCGTGCTCTAAATCATTGAAGAATCGCTGGCACGCCAGGCGTACCAGTTCGCCAGCAACAATCTCGCCAGACAGTACACGCTCGGCGTACTGAATACCTTCCGAAACCGTTGCCATTCATCATTTGCGCTTTTTAAGAAATTCATCCAGTGGATCGGCCTCGGCCGGGCCTTTAGCGCCAACCTTGGACCGGCTGGCCGGGGTCATGCCAAATTCACCGAGCATCGCCCGAATACGCTTCCAGGCATCGGACTTCATGACAGCTGCCGGGTGAGCCTTAACAATATCTTCGCCAGTAGCAGATACTGTCTTATAGGTGTAACCCTCTTCAGCCAGAACATCGCAATGCTGTCGGTATTCGGTGTAGGCCTCGATCAGCAGTTCAAGCGCTTTACCGTCCAAGGTGGTCATCACCCCGACAGCATCGAGTTCTTCGCCAATTCGCTTAAACCAGTACTTCCCCATTTTGTCGAAATGCTTCGGAACTGGGGGTACCCCAGAAGCGGGTTTTGGCTCTGCTTTGTTGGCAGCTCGTTTGGATGGGTTCCCCTTCACCAAAGCCAGATGTGTCGGGGTTTTCGGTGGTCCTGGCATAATCGAAAACTCCTATTAATCGATGGTGGGGATCCCCATAAAAAAGTTTTCTAACCTGCGGCGGTGTGAAAAAAGGTTAGGCGGCGGTCCTTAGCAGGCATGGTCCTGAACTTTGATCCCGCCCTCCCCGTTGATGAGAATCGATATCATTCACGTCGAAATGATTGCAATTGAAAACATTCTCGCCATGCCGTTACGAATCACTCTCACTCAGTTCTATCCTGACCGGGTTCTCGTTCATGTCGGCATCAAGGCTAAAGACGGCGGTGATGCTGGGCATGCAGGCCGGTTCGGTGTTTACTGTTGTACTCAACTGCTGGCTGAGTAGCACGCCATCGACTGCGACGCCATAGCCCAGCAAGATCTGGCCGCGATAGATATGAGCCAGTTGCACTTTCTTCTGCTTCACCTGTTTCTCTCCGTTGCTGTCTTGCGCTTATGGCATGGCCAGCACAGCGATTCGAGATTGCTGTCTTCGTCTGTACCGCCGTGAGCTTTCGGGATGATGTGGTCGACCGTTTCAGCCGGGCGAGGTCTGCCGTTGCGCAGGCACTGCTGGCAGATGTGTCGATCACGCTTAAGGATGCGGACGCGGATGATGTCCCACTTACTGCCGTAGCCACGCTGGTGGCGGCTCAGGCCGCGCTGATGCTGCTGCCATCCTTCATTACGGTGGGTTTCGCAGTAGCCGGAACGGTCAGTGGTGGTGCCAGAGCACCCGCGCTTACGACAGGCGCGAGGGATAGCTGCAGGCATATTGTTGGCTCCAATAAAAAAGCCCCGCGTGAGCGAGGCTGTGCTTTATCCCCTATAGGGTATATTTACGATTTATCCCCTATAACCATTACGATGGGTCTGCCCATGATAATGACAATAAAAAAGCCACCAGCAAATGCCAGTGGCTTGATTGAAGCTTGCACATCTAAAGACGAACTAATGGTTCAGATAGTTTCGAAAAGTTTATCGACAACCTCTTTTCCATTAGAGAAATGTACGGTTCTAGTACCTGATTTATTTGTAGCGTAACTATATAATGTATAACTTCCATCCAAATCACTGGCACTCAGCCCTTCAAGTATAGGGAGATATCTACTTTCATAATCATGAATCACAGTATCGATATCCCCTAAAACTGGTCCAGGGACATTATGACCACGATTAACCATCAGGCGTACTGAAAGTTGATTTTTCCCGGTTTTGAGATGAATTTCGTAATCAGCACCAATAAGATTATCACCATCGTCTGTTGATGATACAACAACATCAATTCCTTTATATTGTGCTTTAAAGCCACGGGGACTCGTTTGATTATAAGTAATCGAAAAATTCTGTGACTGCAGATAATCAGCCATTTGCTGCATAGCAGCTTTGACAGCTAATGGCAATTGTGGCTTTACAATCGCATATCTTTGATTATGAATTGCTTCTGCTCGCGCTTTTAAATCTTCTAATTTCTTCGCTTTCTCAATCGACATCTTAACCTCCAGTGTTTAAGAGGCCCTAGAATAACCTTAGGATTAATCTGAATAAAGTTTTATCGGTGGTACTTAACGACTGCTGTTAAAATATTTGACCAACTTACTTCACCGCATTGTACCAAACCTGCCAGCGATACGTATTGAGCCGCAGCTGGCGCAGGCATTGTGCGGTTTCAACATCAGCCTGCAGATCTTCATCGCTGTTGGCGCCAGCATCACTTCCCTTGCACGGCTCCCGCATCAAATCCGCTGATGGAGTTGGCAGCGTTGATGGCACGCTGACGCAGCCGGACAGACTCATCATCAAAATCACAAACGGTACGATTCGGATCTTGGACATATTTCACCACGTCGCGGGTTATGGTTCGGTAGATGATCCGGCCTTCGTCGCTGGCCTGAGCAGCCTTCATTTCGACAGGCTGAATAGCCTTTTCTGCTTTGGCTCGCTTATCGGCGGCCAGCACGTTGATATGGTCAGCGTGGGCGTACCAGCCATTCCGGTAACGTAGCTCGCCATAGCCACCTGCCAGCAGTAAGGCTACGAGAGCAATCAGCAGAATCGTTCGAAAGCTAAAGTTCATGTTTACTCTCCGCCAGGCACATCGAGCGCTCCATCTCCCGGCGGTTCTGGAGGCCTTTCCACTTCATGCCACCAGCGTAAACCCAACGGCGCATTTCTTCGCACGCCCCGTCGTGATCACCTTTGTTCAGCTTGCGCAGAAGCGTGGACTTAGAGAACGCGTCAGAACCAACATTAAAAACAAAGCTGTAAAGCGCGGCGCGCTGATACTCGCCCAGCGGCACCCTGACCAGATTGTCTACCGTGCGCTTTGCTGGCTGGAGGTCTTTCCACAACAGCTGGTCACACTCGCGATCGGTATAAGTCTTGCCCCTGACGATATCCCCACCAGTATGGCCGTCGCATATAGTCCACACCCCGGCGACGTCTTTATAGGCCTCGTACTTCCGCCCTTCGACGCCATCCTGCCCACCCAAGAAAAGTGAGGCAATCAGCATTGCGCCGCCACCAGCTGCGGCGATCAGTTTATTGCGAAGGCTGCTGGTCATTGGCATATCAGTCTTCTCCAACTTTCACCGCCGGGCCGTATTTCTCCAGCGCCTTAACCTGCGCATTGGCGACCTTGCGTTTGAAATACCAGTTAATGAGTCCGGTAACGATTATCCCGGCAATACCCGCCAGTACGCCGATGGCGCTCCATTCGTCAGGACTCAGTTTTGTGAGGACGCCGTTCAGGATAGTTCCTCCTGAGGTGCCGAGGGCGACTCCGGTGACAAGTTTGCTCATGCGGGACATTTCTCTCACCTCGCTGTTCGCGGGTGTTGTGTTGGAAGGGATCAGGCTCTTCGAATGAATTAAAGACAAAACGAGTGATGGTGGGTGCAGGAGCCTGAATTAGGAAAAGCCGCCAATCAGCAGCCTCAACTTGAATTAGTGCCGGGATTCTTAACCACTCCCGGCGCATGGTTTCCTTCACTTTCCACAGTCAAAGGAATGTCGTAGACTGCTGTTTCCTCAGCCAAAAAAGGAAGTTTTCACATGTCTAACAGCAATATCGATCCATCCATGTATCCAGTCGATGCCGCTTATCAGGTTGCGCTGGAGATGGTTAAGGCCGGAGCATTCAACACCACCAGTGACAGAGGCGGTTCTTTTATTTCTGCCTTCAATAAAATCAAGGCGTCATTTGAAGAGCTGCAAAAAGAAGAAGCTAACAAGAAGTAAGCTTTGAGAATCCGGCCAGAACGTTGTCGGCCAAAAGCTCAATTCGCTCTTTGTGCAGTTTCGCGCCATTTGCATCAGATGGCGCTCTTTCTACCATCAGGCAGGCCTGATAAGCCTGAATCGCTCCACTTCTCACATCCTCTGGAAACGCAGAGAATTTAAGTTCCATCTTGTCCTTCTCCTGTACTTATTCACCAAAGGCCACTCGTAAATTACCTCTGGTGATGTCACTACCCGGAATGTCCACGCTCATGCCTTTGAGGTTCTGTCGCTTTATCGCCGCTAATAACCGGTGCGCGTATGGCGTTCGCGCTGCTCTACCGGAGCTTGTTTTGATCTATGAACCCTTACCCATTACTACACAGGCTCGCCATTACGCGACTCGGGGCAGCATCATAACTGCTGCATTGCCTTTCGGCTGCGGTATATCCGTTTGGCTGTCACATTTCCCCACCCTTCAGAAACGAAAAAAAACCCCACCATTTCTGGCAGGGTTCGATTATTAAGCTGTGTGTCGAAGTGACCACTCTTAACAGAGTACGATAGTTTTTGCGTACGCGTTATTTTTTTTGTATTTTCTTTTACTCACAGCATAAGAACTTCAAAAGAAGAAGAAGATGACAGCAGAAATAGCCGTATTTAATAAAACAGCAGTAGCACTAGCCGCAGATTCAGCTGTAACGATTTCTGGAGGCGGTAAACATAAAATCTATAATGGCGCCGAAAAGCTTTTCGCATTAACCAAGCATCATCCGGTTGGTTTGATGGTTTACGGAAGCGGAGACCTTTGCACAGCTCCTTGGGAGCTAATCATCAAGGCGTATCGTAGTAGTTTAGGTACAAAATGCTTTGACACTCTAGAGGAGTATGCTGATGATTTCTTTAAATATCTTGAATCAGCCGAATCCATCATTACAGCTGGCATGCGTGAAGCTCACCTTTATCATTTTTTAAGCGAAACTGTCTTTAGTATGCTAGTTGATGCTTTTTCAGAAGGCTTAGAATCCACATATTTAGTTAACTTTGATCAACATCAATTTGTTACAGACTTCACAATTTACTGTGAACAGTTAATAACAAAATTAGTTGAAGTTGATTACTTAGATGGGTTTAGTTTAGATGATGAACTGACAGCTCTCGCTTATACAACTGCGATTGCTCAGCGTATTATAGGTCAGAAATTTAATGATTTTGAAGCAGCAAGTGTTACCCCGGAGCTAACCAAAGTGGTTAGTGAAGTATTAGCAGCGATGATATGTAAGCGTAGTGATGTAGGTTCAATCTCCGGAATTGTCATAGCTGGTTATGGTGATAAGGATTACTACCCTAAGGTTCTATCGTATGAAGTTTGTGGTTTCTTTAACAACAAAATCAGGAAAACTACCAATACAGATAAGTGCTGTATCACTCCGAACTGTGGAGTGACCCCTTTTGCACAAGAAGATGAAGTTTCAGCATTTATGCAAGGTGCCAGCGCCCATCTGATTCAAAATTTGCATGCTGAATATCAAAGTTCAATCATAAATTTGCTCGATGGTATCGATTCTGTGATCACTAATATGGTGCCGGCAGCAGATATCGACGGAGCAAAAGAGGCTATAGTTGATGTAGTCCGTGGGACGGTATCTGAATGTAAAGCTCGTATAGATAGCTTTGTTCGTGAAAACTATGTTGACAAAGTGGTTAATATGATCGAGTTTTTACCAAAGCAAGACTTGGCTTACATGGCTGAGTCATTAGTAAATTTAACAGCTTTTAAGCGCAAGGTCTCCGATGATACAGAAACTGTAGGTGGGCCTATCGATGTCGCGATTATTTCTAAAGCTGATGGTTTTATCTGGGTTAAGCGTAAACATTACTTCGCCAAAGAGTTGAACCATCACTACTTTTCTCGGTCTTAACATAAAATCAAATGGATAAGGGGAAAAACATGTCACTTAAGCAAGCCTATGAAAGAACACAGCAAAAAAGTGTTAACGACTTCTTTCATGTAAACACTTCAGGCAAGAACAAACGAACCACATCAGGTAATGTTAACTTTTTCAGTAAGTTAAACAAAGAATTGCCTCTTCAAGCCTGATTTCAAATTTTAAAAGCCACCACGGTGGCTTTTAACGTCTTATTGGTTAAAAAGCATACTCATCACACCTGCTACAAAGCCTAAAGCTAACTGCATCTCTTTCCTTATGGTGCCATCCGAACACTTCCGTTTTCTTGCTATTGTTCGGAGCGATAAACCTACTACAAAATGAGCAATAATCAGCTCATATTCCTCTGGCTTATATTTTCGTAACCGCGCCACGCAACCGTCAATCATAATCCCCTCATCGTCATCACATTGAGGACGTGATTTCTTACCATGAGGCAATAGACCTTTGAAGCCTGCCGCAATTGGTTGCCAGTCAACGCCACTATTGTCTGAAGATGCCCAAGCTCCCCAAAGATCCATAACTTCATACATATCGCGCATGTTATCTCCACTGTTCATGCTAATACGCCGATTGCCAGCGCACGATCTAAAAAACGAAACAGCAGCGTTAACTGGTCGCCGTATTTCGCTTCAAATGCCACAGGGCCAGCGTGCAACTCGTCGTGATGCTCTCTGCACAGAGGTATCACAAACAGGTCATGCGCCTTTGTAGCCATTCCACCCTGCCCGTGGCCTATCAGGTGGTGGGGATCATCTGCCGGGTTGTTACAGCACATGCACTGCTGCGTCTTAACCCAACGGGTGTACTTTTCATTTTCCCAGCGGCGGCGCTTGGGCTTCAGCATGAAGGATTCCGGTGTATCTGGATTAATCTTCACTGCCACTATCTTTTTTGCCTTGTCCTGCAGCAGTTCTACCGCTGGTAACGATGGGGTTATGTCACTTTCGCGCATTACAGATTGAATGGGTTCTGGCTGCAGCCTCAGGGCCTTGATTGCCATACTTTCCGGGATAACATCTGCCAGCCCCTGCTTTACCAGCCACCAGCAGAACTCTGGCAGCGTAAGCACATGGTCTTCACTGAAGCCCAGATGACTGCTTACGGTATTCAACAGCCAGGATACAAGGTTTTTACGCGCAATTCCTGCCAGCCGTTCAGTGGAATGATCACGCAACTGGTTATCACATCCCCAGCACAGAAGGATGCTGCCGGGTTCGTGCCGCATGATGGTGAATTCGTCCGCGTGCCAGTCGTAATGCGGCCACTGACATTCTCGTTTTTTCATCAACCAGGCATCAAGAACAGCCAGACCACCAGCACGCTGGATCACCCTGGGGTTTTCAAAAACAGGCTGCAAACTGGCATCCTCAGCCAGCGGCTGATGGGAATGTTGTAAGGCGCCGGAAGGCATATCTGCCAGCTGCTCGCCGGGAGTTTCGATAACAACACGCCCCTGACGGAACAGCCACATCAACTCGCTTCCAGGGCGGAAAAGCACAACCCCTGCAATGGGTGCAATTTCAGGTGTCAGTAATGCCCTCACAATTTTGGCTCCGTCTTAAGTCCATGAATGGCTATAGATATCTCAACCTTTCCACCTGATACCTGAGGTCCCCACTCCACCAGCAGTCTATTAACTTGGCTATCGTCCTCCCAGATGCCTGCATGAGTGAGAGCGTCGAATAGCGCCTTGTTGTAGTTGTCGATATCCCGGCGGCGCGCGTCTGGTGGATAGAGCACGATCTCTACCGCTGCTGCTGCCGCTGACGGTTTCGGAAGGCGGCGAAGCTGTTCAATGATGGCGGCACATGCTGCGCTCTGATATGCCCTGCCCTTTGCGCTGATCAGATGCCGACCTTTAAGCGGGCCGCTGTTCGGTGCGCGCCAATAGGTGTTAACGCTTGGTGGGAAAGGAAGTATCAGCTTCATGGTTTCACCCCGCGCTCTTCCAGCCAGGCGACTGCAATTTCTATGGCACCCTGTTCACCGTTAACAAGCGCCTTCATGATAGAAACGACATCCATATCCCATTCTTTTTTGAGAACGGTTATTCCCCGCGCCGCGCCAGGCGCAACGGAGAGGTAGCCCTTCTTCTGTAGCGATTTAACATGGCCTGCTGCGGCGTTTCCGGATGAGCACCCAATCAGCCCAGCCAGCTCTGATATCGTTGGCGGAAACCCTGTACGCTCTTTGTAGAGGTTGATGGCGGCCAGCACTTCACTCTGACGTGGTGTTAATCCGATCATGACTCCACTCCATAACGCCCGTTCAGGCGACCAATTTCACTGTTAAACTTAACCAGGCTCATGAATCTGCCCCCCTGAAACCTGCAGGAATTTTGCTGTAATCGGTGCCCTGGAACGAGGAACGGAATACACCGTCTTCGCGTACCCACTCCCCATTTACTCGTGCCGGACGATTAGCCTTGTGCCAGCCGTTTGCTGATTTTAGGTAGCCCGGAAACTTAGACGGCTGGAACAATGTCTGTGGCCGCAGGTAGTCAGACATTTTCAGATCGTCTCCCCACTTGGCGTTGCAGTAGTCCACCACCAGCGACAGCTCTTCCACGGTGAACCCTTCGCCAATACGGGCACGGATGTTTTGCAGCGAGGTGGTTGAAACCTGATAACGGGAGTTGGTTACCTGGTTCAGGTGAACCAGAACCTGTTTCGCCTGATCGGTGATCAACACATCACGGTCGGGTTGCGACGCAACCGGACAAGAAGGGGTTTTATTCTCTGTAGTACTCTCTGTTGTATTCTCTGTAAGAACATCAGTGCATTTTGACCTGATGACAGCGGTTCGTTTTGACCCGGTGGAGCGTTTCACACTGACCTGTTCCATTGGTTCATTTTGACCTGATGGAAGAGCGCATTTTGAACTCCTGGATTTAGTCACTTTGACCTCGTCTAAAAGCTCGCTTTCGTAGTTGATCGTGTAGTAGTTCGTCATGTCGCGCTGGGACTTGTTTAGCTGCTCAATTTTAAGCACGCCGAGGGTCTTCAGGCGGGTGAAGGTGCGCTTCAGAGTGGACTCAGACCAGAACGGGAACTGCTCCAGCCACTGCTCGTTGGTGTTATATATCCAGCGCACGCCGTCGCGCTCCAGGCCGGAGTTTGTCTCTTTGAGCCAATAGTTCACCTGCTGCAACGCAATCGCCTCATTGAGGCCAATGCTGTAAGCAAGGTCAGGGTTTATCACTATTGGCCGGGATGGCATTAACAGGCTCATGGCAGTCCTTTAACTCTGTAAATTTGCGCTGGAATTGCTCAAGAGGGCTGAAGCATTCATGCTCGTACCCATCTCGCAGGTATGTGACGCGTCGGGTCTCTGGCTCCCATCGGATAACCCGAACCGGGACGCCGCGGTGATCCCTGAATCTCCTGTCGATTTCACGCATAAAGATTCTCCTTTACGGCGCCATACCCCCACGATTGCCATTGCCCGGCTGTGGTTACATGCCACCCAGCGGCCTGATACCATGCGCTCATACCGAAACGACGGGGTCCCATTGATCGGAAAGCCACGGAGTTGCGGCAGACGGTGATTTACCGTTAAACTGTTCATGCGTTAGTTTCTCCACTGATACGACACGCCACGACGCCCGGAGCTGCACACTCGCGGGCGTTACTCTTTTCTGGCGCGCAGAAAACGCGATACAGCAGCGTTAAATGCTCTTGCCACTTCGCCATCACCTGGTAACTGTTCTCTTCGATTTGCTCGCGTTCGGTCTGGTCAATGACGCCATCAGCGGTTGCCTTGCGGACAAACTTGGAGTGCTCACTGATCCACTCAATGGTTTCCATCAGGCGCTGATTGATGTCGGCGTTATCCACATCCTCGATATCCACCAGCGGGACGTTGACGCTGTTCGACTGGCGCGATACCGCATCAGCGATATGCTTGGTGCCGCTGGCCTGCTGGAGAACCATCGCCCAGCCCATTGGGAAAATCTGATCACCGCCGGTGCGCAGGCGGTTAAAAAGTGCATCCTCAGTCACGCCAAGCCATTCAGCTGCTTCGGCATAACCACCCGGCAGGCTTGAGATGGTCTTTTTAATTGCCGCCACCAGCCATGCGGGTTGCTTTTCGACTTGCCAGTGTTGTTGGTTATCCACGGTTAACTCCTTGGTACTGTGGTTACTTTTAAACTTCCGGTTCGTTAGGCTTTTGATAGAGAGAGGCGTCATACTTAAGCTTCCCCTTCGTAATTCTCTCGATCACGAAAGCCTGTTTTTCAGGGATTACATCACCCCAGCGACACACAGCGGGGTGAGAAATCCCTAAAGCACTAGCGGTTTTAGATACCCCGCCGAAGTGCTCAATTACTTCTGATTTGCGCATAGTTCCTCCTAGTTACCCGATGAAGCAAAGGTAACAAAAGGTACATTAAATAGCAAACAACAGTTACAAGGAAACCATGTAACATTGGTTACATGAAAACAGAGATGAAAGACCGAATCAGATCCCGCCGAGTCCAGCTCGACATAACACAGCAGACGCTAGCC